TGCATTTTTTGGAGTGACTTCACCCCTAAACAACTTATCAACTGGATCATTAGCGTTTCTTGGATTCCAACTAAACCATAACTGACTCCCCGGTTGTCTAATCGTTGGTATCAATACCTCTAATGATCGTTGTGAAATAGTTTGAGCTTCTTCAATCCAACACCTGTCAATACCTTCCATTGATTTTATCTGATCTGTAGTCATTGCCCCAAGGCCAGCAAATAAAAACACCGTGCCATTAGCTCCCCTGATTTCATTCTGCAAAGATGTGTAATGATCCTGCAATCCTAGTATCTCGATCTGATCGTCTAACAATAACTTAACTGAATCTTTAATAGATCGTTGAACCTCTCGACCACATAGAATCCTTAATTTCTTTTCATAGCCCTCACACAGTAAAGCTTTTGCAAATGAATGAGACTTTGCTGAACCTCGACCCCCAAAATAAGCTTTATACCTACAAGGTTTATATAGATCCATGAAAGGCTCAGGGATCTCAACATCAACTTCTTCAGTTAAAATCTGTGTCATCTTCGCCTTCAGGCACAACGCCTATAATGTTTAAAACCTTAATAGGTTTCTCTCCACCACTAACCTCTAGCTTATCCTTGAACAATCCTAAACTCTTGCCCAACATCTCTGATGCTTTAATTTGGTCTAGTCTTTTAATTGATTGCCATCCAGTACCATCTGCTGCAAATTGGCTTTTCATCTCACTTACACAACGCTTGGCCCTTGCTGTCATTCCAGAAAAAGACTTTGGTATAAACGTACCGTCTGGACCCTGATCAAACATTTCATCCATCGGGGTGTAAGTCAGGTCATGCCAGTATTGCAACAAGTCATCAGCATTGATATTAGTTCTCTTCTCACGCTCCTTCAACTTGTCCTTAATAAATTCTTGAACCTTAACATTACTTAGTAATCGGCAAGAGCTTTCACTAGCCCCATTCTCGCTGTAACCTGCTCTAATATAAGCCTGTGTAGCATTTAGATCGACCAAATACTCACGGCAGAAAACTTTTTGTTTTTCAGTTAACTTATTTATCTGAACAGCTTCATTCATTGTGCGTTCTTTCCCCATGATTAGAATGAGTCAAACATTTTATTAGCCCGTTTTTTAATCGTGCCTGTAGACCTAGCTTTAGATGGTTTTGGTTTTACTTTAGGCTTGGTTGGTTGAGCTAGTTTTTGATTAATCCTTTTCTGTATTCTTGCTTGTGGACTTTTTGCTTTTGCTTTTGCATATGCTGAATTAAGTTTATTTGCTTTTGTTACCATTTATTTCTCCTTTTTTTTCCAACTTTCAATTCCTTTCTCAACCGACCTTCCTGCTATATAGCCACCTATCCCCAGCTTGAGAAGATCCCACATGTCAGGTGGTATAGGTAGCTGAACTGCCGTGCCACCAAATAATTGTATGTATGGATAGACTAAGTAATTATTAGCTATGATTAATACAAACACCAACATGGTTATCGGCCTCCAGTTTCTTGCCAATGAACTCTGGCTTTTTGCTTCTGCTGTGATGATGTCACGTTGGTAGGAAACGAACTGGACCTCATGCTCCAGCATTTTCTCTTTGATAGCAGATTCAAGTTTTGTTTTTAGGTCTTTATCTTGTATGAACTTTGAGGCTAATCCTGTTACTGATGAGATCATCCCCGGAAAATCAAACATATGTTTACCTCAGAATATATTCCAGATTACATTCCATTTTATTATGCATTAACTTTCAGGGAATTTCAAACAGATTATATTATGCTAGGAAGTTGGGGTGGGATTGTGTTATGATTTGACATCAATCGAGTTACTCTCAGTTCTCGGTTGTGCCTCCTAAGCACGGATGGGGGGAGGGCTTCGGCTCCCTCTCCCCGTTTTTTTAATACTCCTCTTCTTTTAAAATTCTCTCAGCTTCTCGAAACGCTACCCCTGAAACAAAGCTATTAAAAGTTATATCTCCATAAGCTGATCCTGCATTGATCGCACTTACCACTTTGTGAATCATGTCTCGTTGCTTGTCACTCTTGAACCTGATCTGAACTCTTGGACCTCCACTTGACTTTGTCCTGTCAGCCAATTTTAGGGGAGGCCGTCCCAATAGGTAACTATATGTATTTTCCATAACTCTCCGTTTATTTAATTGTTGCGATTAATAAATGCCCACCGATATATGCAACAGACATAAGAAGTATTCCCCATGCAATTTTTTCAAAATAGTTATTCATCTCATCTCTCCCCATTGAAAATTTTTAGCTTTTTTAGAATGCGATTTGATTGCACAAATATTAATATTACATAATGATTTGCCACCCACCCATTTATACCCACCAATTCCTCTTGAATGCCAATATTGGAACACATGGTCTTGATTGTAGTTTGCCATCTCATCTCTCCCAGTTAGGGGCCGAAGCCCCCTGTTAGTTAATAGTTTTTATCTACAATTTTATTTCTAAACTTAATCTTTATTTCACAGTTGCATAGTTTCATTAATGCTTGAGCCATATTTAGCGTTCTAAGTACTGCCCAATATTTTCCATTCTTGCTATAAACTTTGTACTGTAGTGGCGATGCCATTTTGTTTCTCCCAGTTGAGGGGGCGAACCCCCTGTTAGTTAAATGTTGTTTATACTTCATAGTTATCAAAACATTCTCTTCTTGAGCCGTTACAAATAATGCTATCTCCATTTTCCCATACTGGTAAACATTCACTATCAATGTATGCTTCCATTTCTTCTTCAGTATTAAATTGTTGTTCATCTATAATACAATTGCCATTTGCTACATGTTGTAATGTATATTTCATTTCATCTCTCCCCGTTAAGTTTGAATTTTGTTTCGTTAAGTTCATACACAGATCTTATCATATCTGGTTACATTGTCAACTATAATCAATAAATAAATAAGGGCTACAGTACGAATAACCGTAAGCCCCCACTTATCAACTACTTATAATTAACTAATATTTGAATTGCCAACCGTTGCTTGAATGTCTTCCTCTTTCATCATCAAAAATTGTTCGCCTTCAATCTTAATTGGCGCACCCACATGCTTACCAAAAAACACTCTATCGCCCACCTCAATCCCAACAACATTTTCTGCTCTCCTCACAACCTTGCCTGTACCAGTATGGCTATATATATGTCTATCATCTTCTGAAACATCCCCTTGTTTTGCTAAGTACAAACCCCCCTTTGTTGTTTCTGGAAGTTCATCTGCTTTTACCAATATCCTTTTTCTAATCATCCCCATTTTAACCATTTTTGTCTCCTCACCAAAAAGTTATTAATTCCTTACCATCCCTGACAATGTGGCCTTGCATTGTGATTCTATGTTCTCCTTCAATATATTTTCTATACGGTGAAATCCTATGGGGAGTCATTCCATCGTGGAGCAAAAGTTCACCAACTTTATACTCAACATATTCATCTGAATCTCCCCCTATCTTTACATCCATTCCACCCCCACCTGTCGGTAACTCAATTGCAATGGTGAAAGCGTAAGCATCTTTTTCTCCAACTCCTAAAGTTTCATGAGGTGAGTCGAGATGCCAGTTCCCAGCAACAGATAATAGTTTTTTATCAGCAGGGAAAATATGGAAACCGGGTAAAGCCAATTTAGGATTAAACACTATCCACTCACCAAAAAAAGATGATAGCTTCTTTGTCACCTCTTTGTATAACGGATAAAAAGATCGGAACAACAACGCATTTAAATACTCAGATTCTCGATAGTAAATTTTAGAGTTTCCATCTAGATAGGCAGACTTCCCTAGCGTATAAAAAGGGAACTCATTGCTCCGACTTTCCCATTGCCCGATTTTTCTCATTGCCTTAACTTTACTAGCAATGCTCACACAATCACAATCTAGCTCAATCCTTTTCATTCTCCCCCTTGTATCAATAAGTATCTTTCTCTTTTGCACAATCTTCTGCAATCGTCAGATAATTCCGACCATCCTTATAATTATCTTCAAGGATTGGGTTCCAAGTTGATCTCAATACCTTCAGGATTACCATTTTTAAGGCTGCCAGATGGGCATCATTGATAGTTTCTTGGTTACTTGATGAAGAGTCAGAGTACTGCTCTAATAATCTACACATCCCACCATACGTTTTAAAGAATAGTTTTGGTGGTCCATATTTACTTTGCCTATCAACTAATATTTCATCATCTGTCATGTTTCTCCCCCTAGTTGGTTAATTTTCGGCAGACCCACCCTTTCGGGCAGATCACCACCCATTACTGGCAATTGGGCTTTGAAACCCCGTGGCTACCGAAAAAATTATTTAATCCCCATATAATTGCAAATTACTTTCTTAGCTTCATCAAACCCATAACATACCTTTGCCTCATAGCCTTCATCCGATAAAGCACTAAGCCACTCAAGCTGGTTTTTGCTAGGCTTATTCTTGCCATATTTTAGCTCGATATATAAACCATGCTTACCGTTTTTAGCAACGCTCAAAAAAATATCAGGGACCCCAGATTTTACTCCTTCGGCCTTAAGTTTTCTAGCTGTCCCAATGTGGCGTTTTCCCCCATTAGGTATACTAAAAATTAAAGCCAACTGTGGATAAATACGTTCCATCAACTTGCACCAATTCATCAGCGTGACTTGTTCTGTATGTTCGCTCATTGGACCCCTATTTGCTAAACTTTTTATGACCAAATAAATTAACTGTTTTCATATTGCCCTCCAGATTATTTGCTGCCGACCAGAATCACCGTTCCTACATTCACCTGAATCAAAGACAAACCCTTTTTTACACATTGGTTTTAATCTTGGAGTAACTGACCGATACTTAATGTCCGTCATCTTGACGATCTCATCTGACGTTGCCCCCATCTCACCAACCTCAAGCAGAGCCTCGTAGATACTCTCCTCAATTTTATTCAGTGATGGCGTAATCAACTTAGCTGCCTCATGCGATGTAACTGGGTCTGTTTTTCTTGCACGGGCTTGGTCAAACATAGGTGGGTCATCTGCATGTAATCTTGACTCGACATTAAACCCAAAACTGTTTTGTTTTTCTTTCATTTGAAAACCTCCCTTAGCATAGCTTTGATTTTAGCTTTATTTTCTTCAGCCTCTTCCTCAGTTCCACCAAATGATTCTTTGATCTGCTTGCAGTCAGCTTCATATCTTTCTTTTTCAAGTTGCAAACGATTTCTACACGCTAAAAGATTATCAGCCTCTTTCTTTTCTTCAACAAGATTTAATATAATGCTAGGGATATTATCAGTAGGCCAAAATTTGCTGATCGTTTGAGTCATTGTTAAAACTGCATCACTAAGTTGCTTTTGAGTGGTGTTCTTGTCTGATATAGCCCTGTGCCACATTTTAAGTTCCCATTCGTCACGTTGCTCCATCCCAAAAGCGTACAAGGTTGCTATCTGTTCAATAAACTCTTTATAGGTAACAGTCATATCTCACCCCCTATTTGTAAGGGTGCATCATCTTCTTTTGATAGCAAATGTTCAATCTGTTTTCTCTTTGCAGAGCCTGATGTTTCTTTTTGTTTAAACGGTAAAGGATTGGAAACAGCTAAGTCCTCCCAATTCCTAAAAAAAGTCTCACCATGTTTTAAATATTGTGGATCATCGACACTATCAACGTAAGCATCCATTTTTAGCAGGAACTCTTTTCGCTTATTCAATCCGACTGATTTAATATAAAACCCTCTAGCCTTTTTCTTATCCCCTGCTTTTCTAGGATATCGCCCCCAATCTTCATTGAAATTTTCATCAACTAAATTTGAGTTTGTTCCATTATTACTTAAATCTCTTAAGGGTATGGGTAAGGGTAAGGGTAATGAACCCTTTGGTAAGGGTTGGTCAAGGGTTGAGAAAAGCGTTGTATAATAAGGATTAGCTTCTAAAAACAAATTCCAGAGTGGAGTCTTTGCATTTTCAAGAAATTGTTTAACAACACCCTTATCAACTTGGCTTGGGTTCCCACCTTGGCTGTATTTTTTTAAACGATTGACCAGAAATACCATCTCGTTTTCAATATCATAAACCACATTTTTAATTGAACCATTAATCAACACTTGCTTAACTGTTGAGGAAGGGATGCCAGTTTCATAAGCAATTGTGCTTAATGGAATCTCATAAACTCCACTTATATGAATTGCATCATTTGTCGTTAAATATAGGAATATTAGTTTTGCATCTTTGGAGGACTTTAGGAAGTCTTTATCCTTCCATATTTTTTGATATATAGGGGAATATTTTGACATGGTTGCACCTCTTTCTTTTATAATTGATTGAAGAAAGGCCCCCCAAGTGAGGGGCGTGTGGATCTAAAATGGCACATCTTCCTCAGAATTACTAGCTTCATTCTCTGCTACTTTCTTTTTCTTCGGGGCCACATAAACATTATAATCAGGCTCATTTGAGCCTTCTTTCTTATAGGTGTTTTTGTAAATTAGCATCTTGGTCCCGTTAGTATAAGGTGCAGAAAAAAAATCATTCCCGTTCTTATCTTGTGAAACCCACAACCCCATCAGTTTTAATAAATCTGAATCTGCCATTATATTGCCCTCCTCCTTGTAGTGTCTATTGGAATTATCTCAAAGCCTTCAACTTGCTTGCCTCCATTAAGTTTGGCTTGAGCTTTTACTTTTGCTTCTATTGCTTTTATTTGAGCAGGAGTTGTTGGTTCAAGAATATCTCTTGATATTTTCCAACTTTCACCCTGTATTAATCTCACTTCATAACTTTGACCAAATGAAGTTTTACCTCTTAATTCTGCTCTTGGTGTCATCGGCACATTTTCATCTGCCATCTGCATGACAGCTTCAACAGCCTTTGGATCAACGCCTTGCTCCGCTAGTTCAAACGCTTGCAGTCGAGCCTCCTTTCTTGCTTCTTCTTGTAAATCTTCCCATCTTTTTTTCTCAGCTTCATCAAAGGCTCGTTTGTAATCTGCCATTTTTTGAGCAAGTAACTTACTACCCCTTTGAATCGGCTCAAGCATTTCTTTTTCTTTAGCACAAAGAGATTTCCAAGCTGCATAAGCAGACGCTTTAGGTTCAGCCCAATATTCAAGAATCCCTTTTTCTAAAGATGCTGTTTCGCTTACCTTATGGTCTGCAACTGAATAGCTTGCATCATTACTGATTATTATATTGTCACATGAATCCAAGATATTGTTTGCTCTCACAGAAAGGCTTTGACCCAATGTTTCTTTTTTTACATTAAGCATCAGAGTCTCCCTGCATTAAAACAATAACCTCTTTCTTTAATGCTTCTAACTTATCAACATGGATGTCTTTAGTTTTTTCAAAGCCGTGAGAGTTGATTAAATCAACTGCTGCAAAAACCTCCATCCCATTAGTTTTGACATGCTCGATAAAGTCTTGCTGTTGTTTGATGCTAATCGTTGGCTTCTTAACTTCTTTTTCAAACTCAATATCAAACTCTTCAATATCACGCTCACCAGTTTCAATGTGTAAAGTTTTGAGAATAAGAAAACGCTGTGCATATGAAATTGATTTTCCGGGGCCTTTATCCTGATTGTCCACCCCATAGGCTACTATATTGTTTGAAAAGAAATCTTTAGGGTCATCAATATTAACCCACTTAAAGTGCATTAAAACTCTTGTGCGATTTCCTTCTTGACTCATTTCAACGACACTTGGAATTAAATTAATCCCATGCTCAACTAATAATGGATGAATTAACCTAGTCACTGCATCGTGACCTGTAACGCTGTAGCTACCTTTCCCGATCTCTATCTTTTTATCTTTCTTGATATAGTTCACATCTGCCATTACTGCATTCAATCTTTGATGAATGTTTAAACTTTTTTCTTTTGTTGCCATTTTGTGCCTCCTTTTTTTAATTGAAAGAGAAGGATAAGGAAATCGCACCCCTGCAACCTTACCGACCAATTTAAACTGTGCCGAATCGCCCTCATTATTTGGAGCTTGACCCCTTGAAACAAATTAGCCTTGGACATCCCTGTATTTATTTTAATTTCGCAATCTCGTTCGTCACCCATTCTATTGCTTCTTCCAAATTACAACCAAAACCGTACAAGCTTTGCTCTGGATCTATAATGCTAATTGAACTATCTAGGCTCGTTTCATTTAAGAAAGAATCTAGCTCAACTAATGTTTCTTTGAAGCTTTTTAATTTGTTTAATTTTTCCATCGTTTATTCCCTCTTGGTTAGAATCACCATCATACACACATTTTTCTATATTGCAAACAAAATAAAAGAATGTATAATGCAATAAATTATCAATCAATTAGAAGGGGGCTAAAATGGTAAAAGGAGATATTACATATATTGTAGCTGAAAAATTGCACATTACAAAGCAAAGAGCTGAAGCAATAATCAACGCAATCCTGATTGGGATTAAAGATGGGATCGCTACTGATGGAGAATTTTACGTTAGAGGATTTGGCTGTTTTCGTGCTAAAAATAAATCTGAACGCATTGGGAGAAATCCTAAAAATGGGGAATCTGCAATTATTAAAGCTAGAAGAGTGGTCACATTCAAAGCATACAAACCTTTAAAAAAACAAGTTAACATATAGACTAACATAGGAGATAGAAACTTTGTTTGCAGTCAAAATATACAAGCCTGACAAGACAGGAGATTTGCAACTCAAGAAAAAAGTGAGTGCTAAAAAATGTTTAGAAAACTATTGGGATGGTTTAAAGAAAGACCCTTTACGGGGTGGGCTTGTTAACAGATCAGGATTCAAATACAACAAAGGAGATCCAACCAAATGTATAGAATGTGGTTCTTTGTTTGAAGATGTTCGCAGGAAAACTTGTGGAAAACAATGTGCAGGGAAACGGCTTAAAAGGCAACGGACTAGGGTTAATCGCAAGAAAATCGTTTCACAAAAAACATTAATCTGCCAAAACAACAGATGCAATAAAACCTTCTTTGCTGCGAGAGCTGATAGAATATTTTGCTCAACGGCTTGCAGGGCTATTATCCATTTCTCAAAAATCATAGATGGGAAGATTCAACAATTTTGCACAAAAGAGTTTGTCTCAGGTCAGAGGCGAGTGTCGAGAACAGCTCGCTTATGGAGAAAGGTGGACTGCAAACTGTGTAAGGCTCTTAAATTAAGGAGATAAAAGTGTTCGGTGTAAAAATATATAAACAAGGGAAAGATGGACTTGAACTAAAAGAAACAGTCTCAGCAGAAAGATGTTCAGAGTTACATTGGCACGGGAATAAAGGAG